ATGTCCTTTCTTATAAATATCACCTCTTATATTTCATCTTTATCAAAGAACGTTTTCAATACAAAGTTAATCAATCAATCAGAAATAGCAAATATTATTTGTTTGAATTTAAGCTATCTGTTTCTAGTTTATCCGGCTAATAGAAAAAGTACTATTATGACAGCAGTTGATTTTTGTTTTCTTGGTATGATAACTATTTGTACCATCTCTACTATTTTGTTTATTATGGCTCTCTTTACTTATCAATGCAAGCAAGAGGATGAAGAAGAACAAAAATACCAACTAAAGAAAAAGGATTTAGAGGAAATGTGCAATGATGGCATTAAAATATATACAAATATGATGAATCACATAATTCTAAGAGCTAAAGAGAGCGTAGATATACAATCAGATCAATAACTCTGTCATCATTCATTTTTTTTAGAATTTGAATATAATTAGCTTTGTTCTCTTTAGCTGTTTCCTTTGTCATTTGCCTTTTAAAGCCGGGAATGATTGAATCAATAACCATATTAAGACATGTTTGTGCAATATCCGGCGTGTTAGCTTTTAATGCTGCATCTATTGTATATATACAGCAAAACAGCGCACTATCATATTTTTTCTCCATAACGTCCATTCTACTCTGCGAAATTCCATTGACTATTGTTAGCATATATAGATTTTCTACTTTTTGCTTATTGAAATAGCTATCAATTTCATTTCTAGTTCGTTCAACTTCACCTTTTATTCTTTTCTCTATTGTTACTGCATTGTATATCTGCCACCCTATTAGCAATGTTACAAGAAATGATAAAATCCCTACTATCACCCCGATATAGTCTATACCTAACTCCGGTGCGGATGGTAACGAAACGCAAATAGCGACAACGCTGCATATAATCGCAGCGATCGACAAACAGTTGCTCCAATATGACTTAATCCAGTTTTTCATGTTGTTCGGGTTTATTCGATTAGAGAACCATCTTCGAGATTTAATTTAAACGACTTTATTTCTTTGGAACCATCCTTATAGACAAATTCCATGCTAATCTCAACGGTTTCCCCGTTAACATTAATCTCCTTTTGTTTAATAACAACATTTTCGTCTGTGTATTTGTACGACCATAACTCGTCAAATCCTTTTTTAATATCCTTTAAACGGATATAATCATCGAGTATCCAAATAAACCGATAAGTATCGACAGGATGCGTATTGAGGAAAAAATAATAATTTGACATTTCCGATGAATTATATACTAAATCCAATCCACTACTATAAATGTAGAAATCATCACTAGCATATTTCGATAAATCTCCATTTGCCGTTGCTACTATCTCTTTATCATACCAATATATTAACTTATTCGGTCTACCTATCCCATTAGTATATTTTATTCGTTTCGTGATTTTATTATCGCGCAACATTAATAGTTCTGTAATTCCTAATTCGTATTTATCTTCGGAGTATTCTAGTAATATATATATATCTTTCTCATTCTTTTTTATATCTAAAATATAACATCCATTAATCGTATAGCCTTTAGATTCTCCGTAATGCATATTCGCCGTTTGATTAAGTCCTCCTTCTATTACAGTTGGAATCTCGGCGATCTTGTCTTTTGTTTCTGTATTATATATACCGATATAATACGATGCGTCCTTAATCCATGTGCAATATGTCTTTCCGTCAAAGTCTATACTACTATCTTTATCTGGTACGTTAGGGCTTTCGCCTTCGGGCAAATCCTGCTCTTCGTTACTACATGATTGAAAGAATAATGAGGCAAAGATTATTGTAAGTGATAACGTTAATAGTTTATTCATAATGTTTTTTTTTAGTGATTTACTTCTTTGATTATTGAATTACGAATTAAAGCGCTTAATCTCCGCCGCCGTAAAGTCGCCCTCATGTGAAGCGCCTCCGCCTGTATAACAACTATACTTTCCGTCCTGTGTAATCTCTTTGATCCGCATTTGCTTATTCGTCTTTATCTCTACGACCAATTCGCCTATACTAAATTCGGTCGGTTGATTATTGGAGAGCGATACGCTTTTCTTTGGATCGGTCGAGGATAGATACTTTTCTTTGATTTCTCTAATGTCGTTCGTCATTCCCCAGATTTTGAAGAATAGGACGATTTGAAGTACGGCGAATAATGCCGCGATGAAGCCGAAAAATGTTCCCATGATGATTTGTTTTAGTGGTTGATAACTATTTTAGAGATTGGCATTACCAATTATCTTTATCGCTATTATTGGCAATTGTCATTATCTCTTTTTCGAAAGTTTCTGCCGCCCCTACAGTGTGGGCATAACAGAACCATATATTTGAGAAACTAGCCTTTCGATGTTTCATCGGACATTCTTTCCAAAAAGGAAAAAATGATTTTAGTTTATATTTATTTTTGCTTATCGTTTGTCCTGATACTCCATTTTTTACAGTGTTTTCTATTTCGTCTGTTTGTATCGAAATGCGGCATTTATAATCTTTTACTTCTATTTTGATTGCGTGCTTGCATTTAGATTCTGTTAATACACCCCATGTTGACATGCTACTTTCGAAAAAGATTCCCTTCCCAAAAATTGTTCCTAACTCCTTGTCTTTATTTTGTATGACTTCCTTAGAGTCTTTATATATATTAGATAGAGCTTCTAGCGCTGCAATGTATATCTTATCTTTTTCTATATTGGGGAGTTCTACAACTTTGATTATTTTTATTCCTTCTTCCGTTTCTGTGAAATTCGATTTTATAGAGTCGAATAATTCGATGATCTCATTAGATTGTTTTTCGTACTTACTTTGCGAATTTGCAGGCAAAATAAGCAGTGAAAATATCGCTAATAATAGTAGCTTCTTCATGTTGTTTTGTTTATTTACGGTTTACATCATTGTATTTTTTCTAATGCTTAACTTAACGAGCGCCATCGCGCGGACTCTACTAAGTGCAATATCTTTCGGATCGTGGTATGCGTTATGACTTACTAGCTTGACAAAATCATCTCCTTTATCCGAGTGATTCACATATTTAACGGTCAAAAAATCGTCTCCGTCGAGGTCGAAGGAAACTAAATACATTTCTCCGTAAATGACTTCTTGAAAGTCGTGCAGTTCTTTGTATACGATAATATCACCAGATTTAAGAAGAGGATACATACTATCACCTGTCACATATACAGCACCATCACAACGCGGCATATCTGGGATGCTAATTTTACCTAGTATATTTTGTCGTTTGTTATCAAACAGTGTTTTTAAATTTGCGGCTGCACTAACATCGTATAATAAAACTTCTTGTTCAGTTAGTTTCTTTTCCTTTGTCTTTGGTTCATTTAGTATCTGAATGTTAGGATTGCTTTTTATCATCTCTCCTTTTCCGGTAAGTAACCAATCGGAAGAAATATTTTCGCATTTTGCGAAAATTAGATCGTAGTCTAACGTATCTCTTGATAGCCATGAACTAATAGTTGACGGAGCTACACCTATATACTTCGCAAATACGGAGGGCTTTCCATCGCTGTAGTAGTCGATTATCGCCTCTAATCTTTCTTTTTTAGTCATAATTTTGCGTTTTGCGAAATTATTTCGCGAATTGTTTTGCGTTTTGCGAAATAACTTCTATCTTTGTCGCATCAAAGTTAATCAATCAATCAAGAAATAACAAATAAAAGTATAGAATTATGAAAGCAGGAATGATCGGAGACGTAGAATTTAAAAAAGCGGGAAGTGAAACAGTATGTTGTGTAAGTTTAATTAATACAACAGTCGGACAAAGATTCTTAGCGTGTACGCTTTCTAGTAGCAAGACTTTCAAAACGTTCAAAGGCGCGGAGAAGTTTATGAACTCATTCGGATACCAGAAGATTTAATATTAATCCGTAGCCCTTCGGGGCTACATAATAGATACGATTATGAAAGCGACTTTAACCAGAAAGACAGACTTAGAGATATTAATCGAAAGCCGTGATAAGAACGCCATTAATGCGTTAATTGAACAAAAAGAAATAGCATTAGAAGAGGCTATTAACAATGCAGAATGGTATGCAAGTATCGGGCTTGACGAAATGGCAGATAATGAAGTAGCAAGGCAAGAAAAACTAATAAGAGATATAAAAAAGTTGAAAGCAGCAATATAAGTTTAAACAGCAGGGTGAAAGCCCTGCATAATACGATACACGATAATGAACACAACACCAATTAAACCGACACTGCAAGCGATGGAAGTAGGGAGACAAACCTACTTTCCACGCAACCGCAGAAAATCAGTGAGAACGACCGCGTCCGATTTAAAAACCGATGAAGGAAAAGTTTTTAAAACTTGGATCGACGGAGATAACATTTATGTTGAACGCAAAGAATAATACGGCAATGGGACGAACTAGAGTAACCGGAAAAGTTGAGCCAATAGTAAAGAAGTGGCTTAGTAAAGATGAAGCAAAATCCTATATAGGATGCTCGGATGATTTTTTGAGAACGTTACGAGAAAAAGCACTAGTTTCCTTTTCTCAATTTGGAAAAATGATCTGGTACGATTTATCGAGTATAGATAGATTCATACAGAGTAATAAGATCGTATAAAATCAAACACTATGCTAACACTAAAACAAAGTCCCGCCGCTATTTTCTTAATGCTTTTAGCGTGCAGCCTCGCAGAAGGCGAACCGGAGCCGGGCAAATTGATTATCGCACTATTGATCGTATTCATCACGTTTGTCTATGTGCTAGTTTGTAACTATCTAAATGTGAAACGACATGGCGGCGAATCCTCAATGTATCGGTAATTGTCGAATATGCACGGTTCTTGGCGCGTGTCCTGCTGATACTCTAGTTTGTGAAGATTGCGGCGAGGAAATCGAACCGGGAGAAGAGATTGAATTAGAAGTCGAAACGTATGAACGTGGCAGACGCGACACGAAGATAATAACGGTTTGCGCTCACTGTTATGAGTCGCTTTATCAGGGTGAATCGGATAATTTTAATAATGACTTTTTAAAATCAAAACAAAATGAATGAACTTTATTGGATTGAAAGGCTAGATGCTGTAAATGTAACTTTTGTAATTATACTTATAGTTGCACTTGTATGGTTGGTTTATGTATTTATCGAATCGAATGTCGAATCTTATAGTGAAAAAGAATGTATCGACAAAGGGATATATAAAGCGAAAAAAGTATCCTATGTTATTATTGCAATTTCTCTTTTAATATTGATTTTTACCCCTACAACAAAAGAGATGTATCGCATTATAGGTATTGGAGAAACGATAAACTATTTGCGTCAAAACGAAGCATCAAAGGAATTGCCGGATAAATGTATCAAAGCGCTTGATCTTTTTTTGGATAAGATTACAGGAGATAATAAAGAAACGAATAGTAATAACACAACACGATAATGACACATTGGAAAACTCAATTTAATTATGACTATCTAGGCGCTTACAGCCTACCGGATGGGAAAGATATAATTCTCACCATACGGGAAACGAAAAAAGAACAGGTAGTCGGTACATCTGGAAAGAAAGAAGAATGTTTCGTCGCTTATTTCTTCGAGAATGTAAAACCGATGATTCTCAACCGGACGAACTGCAAGACTATGACGAAGATTTTCAAAACACCGAATTTCGAAGAATGGGTAAATAAGCAAATCCAAATCGGTTCGGTAATGGTTGACGCTTTCGGCGAAAAGGTTGATTCGCTCCGTATTCGTCCATTCATTCCGAAAGTAGAAAACTCATTGCCTACGGTTGAAACCGGATCGGCAATCTGGAAAAATATCCTCGACGGTCTGGCGGGCGGTTTTACGGTCGCGCAAGTCCAGACGAAATATAAACTAACTAAAGAACAAATCAAAGAATTAGTAGCACATGAAATCAAGTGAACAAAAAGAAATCGAATGGAAGGAAAAGAGACGGGGCAAAATAACCGCCTCTACGCTTCCCGATCTGATGAAAGCGGGCAAAGGTTGTCCCTTTGGCAAAGCCGCGTTAGACGCGATGTATTTAGTACGGTACGAGCGTAGAACCGGGACGATGCGAGAAAACGGAAGTAACAAGGCGTTTGATTGGGGACATGAAAACGAACCGCTAGCAGTCGAATGGGTACGGAGCCAGTTAATGAACGAAATCAAGTCGTGTACAACCGATTTTAAGGACATTGTTTTCAATGAACCGTTTGAAGGATTCGGAGATTCACCCGATTTCTATGTATACGGATTTGATGGAAAAGTTATCGCTCTGGGCGAAATCAAGTGCCCGATGTCGCAAGGAAAAATCGAATCACTGCAATTCGGAAATACCATCGACGAAAAAGACGAATACTATTGGCAATTCCTCGGACACTTTTTAGGTCGCCCGGACGTAGACAAATTGTATTATGTCATTTATGACGGCTATACAAATGAAGGTCGAATACTTGAAATGAATCGCGCCAACCACGCGGATAATATAAAGAAACTCTATGATCGAATCCGGTTGGCTAGCGAGATGATAGACGAATCTATCCGTTCCGGTCTGGACTTGCTTGATTGTGTCGATAAGGCAAAAGAGGTTTTAAAATTAAAGATGCAGATCGAGGCATTAAAGCCGGAAGCGAAAAACAGTGTTCCGGTTAAAAATCAGATTTATAAGATACGGAAGGAATTAAGGAAACTGACGAATAAAGTACCGTCACAACACTAACACAACACGATTAATCACATTTTTATAAACACTTTAATAAACACGAAATTATGCACACTTGGTTTTTATGTAAAATCCGTTACGAGAAAGTAATGGAAAACGGGATGCAAAAGAAGGTAACTGAACCGTATTTGGTCGATGCGCTAAGTTTTACCGAAGCAGAAGCACGAATAATTGAAGAAGTAACGCCGTTTATCTCCGGTGAGTTTACAGTGTCCGACATTTCCCGCGCACATTATAGCGAGATATTTACAAGCGAAGAGGATTCCGCCGATAAATGGTTTGCCGGGCGACTCGCTTTTACTACACTTGACGAGAAAAGCGGCAAGGAGAAGCGAACGTATACGAATGTACTTATACAAGCCGCAGACATTCACGACGCAATGAAGAAACTCGACGAAGGAATGAAAGGAACGATGGCGGATTATTCTTCGATTCTTCTCAAAGAAACGGCGATTGTAGATGTTTATCCGTATGAAGCGAAAAAATAAATACTTTACCAAATAATATTATTAACCAATAATGCCGCCGAAAAGGACGGCGTGAGGTGAAAGCCCTCGTATTTAAGTTTAATGTTCTACGTCTAATCAGCGTAGTGAATATCTGGTTAGACGACAAATAGTTTTAAATATATGGCAAAGTATAACAATGTAAAAATAGACGGATACGACTCTAAAAAGGAATATCGACGCGCTAAGGACTTGAAACTACTCGAAAAGAAGGGGATTATAACCGGATTACAAGAGCAAGTAAAATACGAGCTTATTTCGCCTCAATATCGTTTCTATGAAGTGCAGGGAGTGCGGAAGATGCTATGTAAAAAGAAGCTGATCGAACGAGGAGTTTACTACATCGCGGATTTCGTTTATTATCGAGATGGTGAGTATATCGTCGAAGATACTAAAGGTGTTCGGACAAAGGATTATATAATCAAACGTAAGCTCATGCTTTACGTTCATGGAATTAAAATAAAGGAGGTATAAGAATGGTGAAGAAAACAGCACAAAAGCAAGTAAAACACGATTGTCGAACGTGTCGCAACGGAGGAAGAGAGAATAATTTTATTTGCTATTGTTCCGTCCTGAAAGTAGGGCGGGCGATCGGGATAAGGATTTGTAGTTATTATGTCGCTCGATAGACTTTATAAGTGTGATGAATATAGACGGATATACGCTAACCGAAAAGATGCGAAAAGCGCGACGACGTTTCAGATTTACCGCCACCGAACAAGCCCTTTTTTACGAATTAGTGGCTATTTGTAACGGCGAAGATTGGAGGGACGTTTTCGATTGCTCGAACATTGAACTTTGTTTTGCGCTTAACGTGAATGAGAAAACACTAATAAAAGCCCGTGAGTCTTTAATAAATGCAGGATTGATTTATTATAAATCTGGTAAGAACAAACGTATTATAAGCTCTTATTCTTTCGTGAAGGAATTTAAAACCACTGTAACTACTACTGTAAATTTTGCAGCCAATCAAACAGCCAATAAGGGAGCCAATCAGACAGCCAATGATACAGTAGATAAGACAGCCAATGATACAGGGGATAGTACAGACTATAATAAACTAAAACAGAAACCAAACAGAAATATACTCTCTAAAGTCTCTCATGGAGATTTTGATTTTATATCTGACGAGTTTTTAGAAGCGTTTTCGCTCTGGCTTGAATACAAGAAAGACAGGCGGCAAAATTACAAATCGGAAAAGTCACTAAAAGCGTGTTATAACAAACTGGTAAAATTGAGCAAGAATGATCCGGTGATTGCGGAGCAAATCGTAAATGAATCGATTGCTAATAATTGGTCGGGGTTATTCGAACTAAAAAACGATAAATGCGAATATGGAAACAAGAAGCAAACAGACTCTACCGATAGCGGCGATTCTATCATACGGACTACCGTACTATGACGAGCCGATAGAAGTAGAAAAGCGCCCGGAATGGTTTAAGGCGTGTTGCAAATACGTTTGCCCCGGCTTTAAGATTGACGATTCGAATAAAAACTTAATGAATCAATTGTTTTTATACACAGAGGGGCGATCCGGGAAGCTAGACGCGAATAAAGGGCTATTGTTACGAGGCGACATCGGTACGGGAAAAAGCACTATTATGCAGATTTTAAACCGATATAGCTATTTCACACGTGGCAAAGCAAGGGGCGGCTATCCGGTCGGTGGTTTTAGAGTCGATTCGACTTCTGGCATTGCAAACAGTTTTTCGATGCGTGGAAAAGATGCACTAGAATTGTATACTTACAACAACGGTACGCCGCGAATGATCTGTTTTGATGAACTAGGACGCGAGCCAATCCCGGCAAAGTATTTCGGTACTGAACTAAACGTGATGCAGTATATTTTCCAATGTCGGTACGAGTTGAGACATGAGGCAATAACCCATGTTACAACGAACTTAACGATTAAGGAAATACAGACTATTTACGGCGCGTATATAGCGGATCGGATAAATGAAATGTTTAATGTCTTGGACTTGAGCGGAGCTAGTAGAAGATAATTAATACAACGAAACCATGCGAAGCAGAAAAAAGAAACTTGTGTACTTTAAAAAGATTCCGGTTCGCGTCGATCTGGAACAATGGCAAAGGCTCGATAAGATTCGCGCTGACTACCATTTCAAAAGCACATACGAGATTATGCAGTACATTTTAGGCTGCTTTCTTCGGGTTGCTGATCCGATGCCAGGCGATGATGAAGAAGAAGTACTACCAGACGAAATCAAAGAAATGTTTTACGATTTATCACAGGCGGAACGACATTTCGAGTATGTAAAACCAAAACGAAAACTACCACAATACAAGGTAGACGAGATGAACGGACAAAAACGATTAGAAGGATTTTAATATGGTTAAAAAACTATCAAACACAAATTATTTGCGCGACGTATCAGTAGACCCCGTCGCAGTAAACGAACGGAACCGGAAGTATATCGACCGATTTGTTTCAGAGAATTATAACGGCTTAGTTGCCAAGTTCTCACCCTTAGACGGTACGATAAATTCAAGCGCTTTCGGAGCACTCGACAAATTAAACTCTACGATTATCTCGCTCTATACTGATCCGAATTTACACTTTGCGGATTGGGAGCGAGCGAAACAATATCTATCGAGCAAATTTACAGAAAAGGCAATTCGCGTTCCGGTGAAGAAGCCTGTAAAAAGCGAAGTAATAGAGAACGAGGACGAATTTATTAACGATTAATATTATCACTTCAATGAAAGACGTAGAACTATTTAACGACCATTTCCAGAACTATAAAACATACGGTATTCCGAAAGCACAACTAATCATTGCGGATATTCCCTATAACATCGGGAAGAATGCATACGGCTCTAATCCATCGTGGTATATCGACGGAGACAATTCTAACGGAGAAAGCGAATTAGCCGGAAAAGAGTTTTTCGATACCGATAAGGATTTTCGAATTACTGAATTTCTTCACTTTTGTAGCAAGATGCTCGTTAAAGAGCCGAAAGAAAAAGGAAAATCGCCCTGTATGATTGTCTTTTGCGAATTTGAACAACAATTCGAACTTATCCAGAAAGCGAAGGAATACGGACTTAGCAATTATATAAACCTCGTATTTAGAAAGAACTTTTCAGCACAAGTTTTAAAGGCTAATATGAAGGTCGTTGGTAATTGTGAATATGGTGTGCTTTTGTACCGGGAAAAACTTCCAAAGTTTAACAATGGCGGTCGTATGGTCTTTAATTGTTTTGATTATCCTAGAGATACAGATACACCGCGAATTCATCCGACACAAAAATCAGTGCCGTTGCTTGAGCGATTAATAGAGCTTTTTACCGATAACGGAGATGTTGTAATAGACCCATGTGCCGGAAGTGGGACAACATTACTTGCAGCCGCTCAATGCGGGCGAAAAGCATACGGATTTGAGATAAAGAAGAATTTCTATGCTGATGCGAATAAAATCATTTTGTCTCGGATGCAGCCTAGAATGTTTGTGTAGAATTAATAAACGATAGAATTATGGCAATATTAGATTAACTATACGACGATTGAGCATTTCGTGTATAGCCAAAATTTTAAGAATTGTATATACTTAGACTCGTTTGATTACTATAAACTGACCTTTTTCCAATTTCGATGTTAATTCTTTGTATTTTCTAAAAGCTTCATCTTTGGTCAGCAAAAAGTAAACAGAGTCAGTCATAATCGTTGTGAAAGTTCTAGGATCACATTGATAAAGAATAAAACCAAATAAAGACTGTTCCATAAGTATAAAATAAAAATAGGTTATACGACGATTCAAATGTAATTAATTTATCTAAGAAATAAAAGAAATAACAATAAATAGCCTTTTCGGGCTTTGTAAATTCTATAAAGAATGAATCAAACACAAAATAAATCAAAGTATTATTATTCCCCTCGCTTCCATCACTTCAATATCTATCGTCGCGATCCAGACGGAGACACAAAGGTAGATGATGCGGCAACGCAGGAAGAGGCGAAACGGAAAGTCTACGAGTTAAACGGATGGAATTACAAACCTAAAAATAACACGGTAAAATGAGTAAAGTAAAACAGTACATCGAACAAGCCACACACGAGCGTATCCGCTCACGTGGCTTAATCCGAAAAATCGCTATCGAAGCGGCTCGGATGCAGAGAGACGAAACGAGGCGGCAAGCTATCGAAGTGTATAAACAAATGTGTCCGTCTAAGAACTGCAAAGGTTGTGCAAGCCGGATACACAAACAGGAAACGCAGTCGACTCGATGCGACGGGAATTGTGCACGGATTAGATTACTTATTAACGGATTAGACCGGATCGAAACGTTATGTATATAATCAGGCGTATTCAATGCAAATCGGGCGATGTGTCCAAGACGCATTTAGTTGAGATAGAAACGGACGACATCGAGGCAACACGAAAGGAGTTGCACGATTGTTATCAATGTGATAAGATTCTTTTTAATTATGACGGACAATGAGTAGAAACCCGCATTACATTAAGATGATTAACTCCAACAAGTGGAAGTTACTTCGAGCTAAGAAGCTACAAAGCAATCCGGTTTGTGAAGTGTGCGAAGCGAACAATCGCAGTACACTTGCAACCGAAGTACATCACACCGTCCCGGTTGAGTCCGTGTCGCATGAACTCGGAATGAGACAACTAATGTTTGATTATAACAATCTGCAAAGCCTATGCCATTCGTGCCACTCTGATGCGCATCGACGTGCTTTCAGTCATTCGAAAGAGGCGGTTCAGGCGAATAATAAACGAGCTACGGAACGGTTTGTAGATAAGTTTTTAAAACTATTTTAACTACAATAATTCATTAGGTGGGGAGTTTTTAAGCAATATGAGCGTTATTAACAATATGACTAATATTATTGATATTATTACCTTTAAAATTGTATTATATTTACTAGAGATAGTATCAATTTTGCTTAGAAATTCCCTAATATTTATAGGTACATTTTCCGCTATTTTGAGAGAATAACATTTCTCAATAACCTTTGATGTTATCTTTTCTATAAAACTTGTAAGGATAGATGCAAATAGTACGATTACTATAAGCTCTAAAAGAGAAATGCCATTATCATCTGATGCATTATTTTCCTTAATGTCTTTTATTCCAATAATTTTCCCTTCTACTTTAAATAATGGTTGTGGATTTCCGATGTATATAATTTGAAATGTTAATCCATCTTGTGGCTCAAAATATTCCCATGATAAATTCAGGGATATACTGTCTATTTTGTTTATTTGAAAGTTTTTATTTTCTTTGTCTGTTTGCTTTTCAATTTTAAAATCGATAATTCTATTTATGTTTTCTAATCTTATTACAATTTTCCTTTTTATGTCTTTATCTTCTATGGGTAAGTCGCCATCATTCCATATCATTCCCTTTATCATATATATGTTTTCTGCAATGATAATTGAGTCTTTTTCAAGAACTCTTATATTAGGAGAAATTTTTTCATTGTCAAATATGAGAGAAGGATTATGTTCTATCTTGTAACAAATACTTTTTTCCTTTATGCCTTCTACATAAAAGTAAATGGTTAGTCCTATGCTAATAATAGCAATTGTTAATGTTATTATATTAAAAGGCTTTTTTATATCTTCTGAAAATGACATTTTTTTTGTAAAGGTAAAGCATTTTTTTAATTGGTACGAAATGTTTACCTCTTTAATTTGAAAACAGGGGGCGTTTTTTTATTTTTTAACGCAATACACTAAACCCACCTCACCTCATATTTACACGCGCGAGTAATTTTTGAAACGAGGGGGTGCGCGTTGGGGGTAAGCTTTTTGCGCGCATCTTCCGAGCTACCAAATACTTGCAATCTTTTCCTATATGCAAAAAGCCTATAAAAAATGTGTGATTTGGACGACATAAAAGAAAAGATTCGCGCCGCGATGGAGTCGCAGGGAACATATACGGAAGATTTAGAGCTCTGTATAACTCTTTGCGCAGGTTCATACATGGCGTTTCAAATTGCATTAAACGATATTTCAAAGAAGCGTATGAAGTCATACGTGAAAGAAGTGTCCCGCGAAAACAATGATAAACTTACGGCGCATCCTGCTTTCAAAGTTTTATTCGATGCACTCGAAGCAACGCGCAAACAATTACGCGAACTTGGTTTGACCTTTCAAACGCTTTCTGCATCTGACGATGACGAAGTAAACGACTTGATTAACGAAGTAAACAAAATAGATCGCGATGAACAAGGAGAATAGAGATGAACTGATAGCGTTAAAGCAGTCGGTTATCTCCGACTTGCATAACATCGACGTTGATTCGTATAAGCTAGATAGGGCAGACGAAAGACTAAATGTGTATATCAAAGGTTGTATTAACAATCCGGACGCGCACAATCTTTACGAGTTGCTAGCCGTTCACCGCTTCTTTGTTTTTCTTGATAAATACGAATTTCGGATCAAGGAAGTAAAGAAGTTCGTCACGTTCTACGAGCGTTTGAAGTTTTCCGGTACAAAGGGAAAGACTAGATACAAATTGACTCCGATACAGGTGTTCCAGTTCTCTAACATTCTAGCGTTTTACAAGCCCGACACAAACAAACGTTTGATTCGTGAAGCTCTTTTATTCGTTCCGCGTAAATTCAGTAAGACAACAAGTGTAGCGAGTCTTTCGATTAACGATTTGTTGTTCGGTGATGCGAACGCACAAACATACGTTGCTGCAAACTCATATAATCAGGCGAAAGTTTGTTTTGATGAAATACGTAATATTTTAAAGTCTCTCGATCCGAAGTTTAGGCACTTCAAAATTAATCGAGAAATCATATATAACCGCATAAAGGGAAAAACCTCTTTTGCCCGTTGCCTTGCCTCTAACCCGGATAAATTAGACGGACTTAACGCAAGCATGGTAATAGTAGACGAGTATTCACAAGCCGATAGCGCCGCATTGAAGAATGTATTAACTTCCTCAATGGGCGCACGGCTCAACCCTTTAACCGTAGTAATTACGACCGCATCCGATAAAGAAACGGCTCCATTCGTCGAAATGCTCAAAATGTATAAATCGATCCTACGAGGTGAGATTGAAAATGATTCCATATTTGCACACATCTTTGAGCCAGACGTAGACGACGAGGAAGGCGATCCGGCAACGTGGCGTAAAGTGCAACCACACATGGGTATAACTGTTTATGAAGATTTCTATATCGACGCATACCAGAAGGCTTTATATAGCGCACCGGACGCGCTAGAGTTTCGAACAAAGTTACTTAACGTATTTACTACCGACCAAACAACAAAATGGATTGAGGCAAAGCAGATCGAAGAACGATTCAAAGATATTAGAATAGAAAATATTGGTACTTATCCGCTTACGATGGTGGCGGTTGATTTGTCCGTTCGAGACGACTTCTCTTCGGTTACTTATAATATCTATTCGAAAGAAAGCGGCTCTTTTCATTCGCATACAGACTACTATTTCCCGGAAGGAGCTTTGAAAGATCATCCGAATCGGGAACTTTACGAAGGTTGGGCGAAAGCGGGCTATTTAATTCTTTGTGACGGTGATATTATCGACTATCAGCAAATAGTAAACGATATACTTGCACGTGCAAAGTATCTACAAATTATGGGAGTTGGCTATGATCCTTATAAATCGGCTGAATTTGTGAATCTTCTTACTTATTCCGTAGGCGGTGCGAGTGAATATATTAAGCCTGTTAAACAGACATACGGAACGTTTACAAGCCCTATCGAATCCTTTGAACTTGCTTTGTATCGGAGTAAGCTCACCTTTAGCCCTAATCCGATTACGCCGTACTGTTTTAGTAATGCGGTATTAGACGAAGATCGGAACATGAATAAGAAGCCAGTCAAGAAAACGCATAACGCGAAGATTGATTCGACTATAACAAACCTAATGACATTCTACTTATTTAATAACATGGAGGTATAATGAAACTATCTTTTAATTTTGAATTGGGACGTTCAAAGACGCAAAAACGCGCCTTAAATGCAGAGATGAGCACAACGGATAAAGATGCGGCGATAAACTCCCGATTACCATCGTTACCCGGTCAGCCAATAGATGTGCATAACAGTAATCAAGCAATGAAACTTTCAGCCGCATATAGATGTACTTCTATTCTTTCGGGGACTATCGCGTCTTTACCGCTTATAATTAAACGGAAAAAAGATGGATATTTCTCACCAGACGAGGAAAACGATTTATATACGATATTAACCCGTATGCCTAACCGACGAATGAATAGTTTTGAAATGGTTAGGAATATGGTTGTTCAAATCGTAAATCAAGGAAACGCCTACATCGTTATCCGTCGAAAGTTCGGCAGTGTTAGCGAACTTGTATTATGCGCAAATAATACAGTAACCTATGACAAGTTGAATGATGTTTATATTATTTCTGATCCATATAACCGGATATATGGGCGTTTTGAATCCTACGAAATAATCCATCTTAAAAATAATAGTTTGGACGGGGGATATACAGGAGTAAGTACAATAATGTATGCTAGCCGTATCTTTTCCATAGCCGCTAGTGCAGATAATCAGAATTTACGAACTTTTCAGAATGGAAGTAAAATAAAGGGGCTTGTTTCCGGTGCAAAAGAGATAAATAAAGGGTTGCCCGGTGCAGGTATGACGGATATTCAACTTTCTACGGTTGGGGATCGTATAGAGGAACAACTAAACACAGGAAGAGACATTATTTCAGTTCCCGGCGATGTTGGATTTCATCAACTTTCTATAAATCCGGTTGATGCGCAGTTATTGGAAACAAAGAAATTCAGTATTCTTGATATATGTAGATTTTACGGGGTTCACCCAGATAAGGTATTTGCCGGACAATCTACTAATTACAAGGCTTCTGAAATGAGCAATGTTTCTTTCTTGACTGATACGCTGCAACCGATATTGAAACAAATCGAGGCAGAATTTAATTATAAACTGATTCCTAATTCAGTCGCTAATTTATATAGTATTTCATTTGATTTATCATGCTTGTATCAAACCGATTTAACGACGCAAGCGAGTTATTACAAGGCTCTGGAAGAAATGGGCGCTCATTCTCCGAATGATACCCGTAGAGCATTAGGAAAGCCACCCGTTGAAGGGGGCGATAAAGTATTTATTTCTTGCAACGTTCAACCAATCGAGGCGGCTAGTCAAAAAGTAGAGCTACCAAAGAATGAGGAAACAAACATATAGTAAAATGATATTTGCAAAATATGGAAATACGAAGTTATACAGAGTTAGGTGCTCCTAAAGTTGGAGATGGAAGAATAATCGAAGGTTATGCGGTTGTATTCGGACAAGAAAGCCGTGTATTGTACGACAGGGAAAAACAACGCGCTTTTGTTGAGGTGATCGAAAAGGGAGCTATAACGGAAGAGTTATTGAGTAGTTGTGATGTTAAAGCTCTGTTAGATCATAACAAACAGAGATTGTTGGCTCGATCTAATCGCGGTGCAGGTACTTTGTCGCTTGAACTTGACGACTACGGACTAAAATACAGGTTTGAGGCTCCTAGTACTCCCGATGGAGATTTCGCCGTAGAAATGATTAAACGCGGTGACATTTTCGGTTCGTCTTTTGCGTATGCTTTAAATGAAAAGGATAAAACAAAAGTTTCCTATTCAATGAAAGACGGATTGTTGCTTCGTACTGTACACATGATTGATCGGATTTCCGATATATCTCCCGTTGTTGATCCTGCTTTTTATGGTACAGACGTAACGGTGCGGAGTATGGACGATACGATAGCGGAATTGTCCGGCGAGAATAAAGACTATTTAAATGAACTTAATAATTTACGCAAATCAATTTAAAACATGAGAAAAGAATTTGAAACTATTGCTCAATACAAAGAGCAGATGCGCGCTATGTTGGATAAAGCAGAAGCGGAAAAAAGAGCACTCGACGCAAGCGAGAAAGAGCAGTTCGAGCAGTTGAAAACAAAGAAAGAGCTTTTAGAAATGAAGGTAGAACGCCGTGCGCTTGAAGATATTAACGCGGGTTTGGTGTCAGACCGTCGCGTGTTGTTTTCACAGGCTGTTTTTGACGTCGTTAATCATCGCTCTTTGGAAGAATACAACGGAGTAGTATCGGAAGGGGGGATTAAAGTTGTAGAACGTGCGGTGACTGTTACAGATACAACCGATGCGGCTAGCATGGTTCCTGTTACAATCGGTGAAATCATTGAACCGTTAGAAAAAGGCTTGATTATTGATAAACTAGGTATCAAGATGCAAAGCGGGCTTGTAGGTGACCTTGTTTTCCCAACATTGGCGGCTGTTGAAGCAACAATTCAGGGTGAAAACGTTGCGGTTACTGATACCGAATTGAATATCGACAAAATCAAGGCTTCACCCAAACGTGTATCTATTTCTATCCCGGTGTCTAAGCGTGCGATCAACCAAACGAACTACTCTTTGCAGGACGTTGTTTTGAAGCAAATTTCGCTTGGTGTCGCTCGCACTTTGAATAAATGGATGTTTTCGGGAACTGCATTGTCTGGCGCAAGAAACGGGGTGTTTGTAAAGACAAAACCAGATGTTGAATATACAAACGCGTTGACATTTGCGGATATTGTTTCGCTTGAATCTACCGTAATGGATGCGGGCGTAGATGTAACCGACGGTACAGCTGCCTATGTTTGCACTCCAAAGGTGTATGGTGCCTTGAAATCCACTCCCAAAGCGGCGGGAGCTGCCGAAATGATCTGCCAAAATGGTATGGTGAACGGTTATCCGGTTCTTGTTACTAACTACATGGACGCCGATTCTATCGGATTCGGTGTATTCTCCAACGCTGCTATCGGTCAGTTCGGCGATATGGATTTAGTTATAGACCCGTACACCGGAGCGAAAAGTAATATCGTAAACTTTGTGTTGAATACTGATTATGATATTGTTGTAGCTCGTCCGGAAGCCTTTGCCATCGCAAAGAAGAAAGCTTCTGCTTAATCCTATAACCTATCATTCACTAAAGGGCTGGGGCTTCGGCTCTAGCCCTTTCTAATTTATACAATATGGCACAATACGTAACACTTGAAGAACTCAAACAGCATTTAAACGTTGACTTCGACACGGACGACGCGTATATAACCGGGCTTATCGACCCCGTTCAACTTCTTATCGAATCGTATCTAAATAATCCGCTAGATACCTACGTTAAGGACGCAAAAATAGATCGGCGTATCTGGCACGCGATCCGCATCCTTATAGCGAATTACTACGCAAACCGTGAATCGGTAACATTTGCCACTCCGCAAGTTATTCCGGGGCACATAGAACTATTACTGCAACCTTTAAAACGATATACGTAATGCAAGCAGCATTATTAAACGAAATGATCGCTTTTTATCGTAGCGAGTCAAAGCGCGATAATCTGGGCGGCACGTCTGAAAGTTGGGTGAAAGTATTCGATAAACGCGCATACATTCGCTTTAAGTCGGGTGCACGTAAAGAAGCGAACGGCGAGATATATAATACGACCGTTAACACGATAATGATTCGCATCTGCAAAGAGATCAACGCTAAAATGCGAATCGAGTACGACGGGCAGAAATACAAGATTCTATCTATTAACCACGACCGGAAGCAACAAGCAACGGTTATAGAAGCGGAGGTAATCAATGAGTAACGACAATTACACCGGGCGCAACTTGTATCGTGTCGAAGTGGATGCAACGCGAGTAAACGAACTACTTAAACGGTTGAACGATAAAGAAGCAAAGAAGGCTATTTCCTCCGCTCTTAGAAAGTCGATTCTTATCATTCGTAAACAGGCACAGGAAAATCTAGTTTCTGCTGTTAATGATGCGGAATTTAGTAGCTCTAAGAATGGCGTATCGTTCAAACCGCTAAAGAACGAAATAAACGTAGCAGTTTATCGCAATGCTTCCGGCGCACGGGTCGACCTGATCGACCGACGCAAAAAGGGATCACGCGCCTATATGCTGAAATGGTTCGAATCAGGAACAAAAGAACGATTTACGAAAGAATCTAGTACTAGAAGTTTCTGGACTAATAAAAAACGCGTTACCAAAAAAGCAGCTTACAGAGGTATTATAAATGCTTCTCATTTCTTTTCTAATGCGGTCAAATCGAAGCAGAAAGAAGCAGAGAACTCACTAGAGAAAAATATAATTGATTCTATAATGAAAGTAGCAAATAAAAAGAAATGAGTTTATCAATAGGCGCACACGTATATAAGAGATTAAGCGACTCTACAGAGTTGGCAAAATTGGTTTCTGATAAAATATATGCTATCTCGACCAAAACGGAAACATCTTTTCCGTTTGTGATCTACAAACGCAACTCCTTAACGCCGGAATATACGAAAGATAGGTACGGCACGGGTGACACAGTTTCGGTTGAGATCGTTGTCGTCAGTGATAACTATTTGAACTCTGTTACAATCGCGGAAGAGGTACGTAAATCACTCGAAAACAAACGAGGAAGTTATGATAACTTCGATGTGATCGATTCTAAACTAATTAGCGCGAATGAGGATTTTATAGAAGATACTTTTATTCAAAGCCTCGTATTCTCATTTAAAACTGAATAATTAACTAAAACACGATAAAATTATGAGTAAAGCAAAATCAGTGTTAGGAAAAGACCTAATGTTATTCATCGACGGTAAAGCTATCGCACTTGCCACATCTTGCAAATTGGGGCTTTCGGCTGAAACAATCGACACACAAAGTAAAGATTCGGGTATCTGGACGGAAAAGGACATTAAAAAACTTTCTTGGAACGCTTCCAGTGAAAACGTATTTAGCGCGGATGCAGATGCGAATAGCTACGATAAACTATTCGCTTTGTTCTTGGCGCATAAACCTGTTGTTTTGAAATTTGGCGTTGTTGGCAATCCTGACGTAAACGAAATGCCCGCCGCCGGATGGACGCTAGCGGAAGGTGCATATACAGGTAGTGCGGTTATCACTTCGCTAGAAGCAAATGCGCCGGATGGAGACAAAGCAACACTATCAATCAGTTTCGAAGGAACCGGACCGCTTGCAAAGGAAGCAGCTAGTAAATAACTTACGGGCGGTGTTTTGCCGCCCTCTAAACGACTTATTCAATGAAAACAATATCACTTAACGGAAAAGATTTCTCTTTGAAATATACGCTTCGTGCGTTCTTTGTGTTCGAATCTATATCCGGCTATCCGTTTCAGTTCGGGAAATTATTAGATGAATACATTTTGTTTTATTCGTTCCTGATTGCTAGTAATAAGGATTCGTTTAATATGGAATTTGACGAGTTTATAGAATTGTGCGAAAATGATTTGACTCTATTCGAACAATTCAAAGAGTTTATTTTGGATGAAATCAAACTACGTTCGCAATCGGCGGGAAATGACGTAAAAAAAAAGAAGGTGACGACACGGAAACGAAAGCAGTAAGTATTCGCGAACTCTATTCGCGTGTTGTCGGTGAGGGCGGGATCGCTCCCGATTACTTCCTCGATAAAATGGACTTTATCGAGGTTGAATCGTTTATAGACGGATTGAATCGACGCAATCGGGAAGCGTGGGAACAAACTAGATTGCTAGGTTTCATTATAGCGCAATCTAATAGCACAAGAACGCTAAAGCAAACCGATATACTCCGGTTCCCGTGGGACGAAGAAGAAAAGAAAGATACGAGCGTAACGGACGAAGAGATGCAACGATTACGAGCTAAGGCAAAAGAAGTAGAATCACAATTAAACACGAATAAAGATGTCTGATATAATAACACGATTATTGCTTAAAACGAATGACTTCGACGCGAATTTGGAGAAGTCAAAAGGGAGTGTAAACCGTTTTCAAGGGGATATTAGTAATATAGCGAAATCCGTAGGTTCTAGCTTTGTAAAAGTTGCGGGTGGTATTGGTTTGGCTGTAAGTGCTAGTGAATCTTTTATGAAAATTATCCGCTCTACACAGACAACAAGTGACGAGTTTGATAACACTTTAAATGCTTGTAAAGGAACCGTTGATATATTCTTTCAATCATTATCGTCTGGAAGCTTCGAAGCTTTCAATAATGGTGTATTAAATACAATTTCCAATCTGAAAGAATTATCAGCCTTACGAGATTCTTTAGCTGATGCTAAATTATCCATGGGATTTAATAATAAGATTTTCGAAACCCAATTTACCAAATTTGAATCAATAATTAGAGATACTACTAAAAGCCTAGAGGAACGTGAAAACGCTTTCAAAAGCCTTCAATCATTAAAGGACAATTTTAAGATCGATGTAAATGATACATTGTCCGGTGCTGAAAAAGAATTAATACAATCTTTGAATATTAGAACAGGACGCAAAGATTTTAATATTGATGATATACATAAATATATATCTATTAATAATAATGATTTCTCAACTAGAAACGAAAAGAAAGCTCTTGTTGCTTATCAAAATAAGTTATCCGAGTATGACAAACAAATAAATTTGATGCTTGGTAATATTAACTCTACACGTGGTGATACAAATGAGTTTATAGGAGAAACGAAGAAGCAAATGCGGCAGAAGCTTTTAGATTTGAAAGAACAAAAGAATTTATATATACAACAAAATTCAGAACTCGAAAAGCAAAATTTCCTTAATCAGGATAACGATGCTAATAGAGTAGAAATGATAAAAAATTATGAATATACATACGATTTAAAGAAGCGTATGTACGATTTTGACAAACGAACTTTAGAATTGCAAAATAGCCTAAAAAGTTCTGCTCCTAAAGAATCCCCTAAAAAAGATTCTATTGCGTGGTATGATGCGGAAATATCCAAATTAAACAAGAAACTCATAGCAGAAACGGACACACAAGCCAAATCGACTATTCAAGCAACGATTAACGAACTTGAAGCAAAGAAAATAAAATTGCAGGTCGAAACTAGCGGTAACAGTATAGAGGCGATAAACATTCAGTTGGCAGACCTGAATAAGAAACTTATTTCCGTAACCGATATGCAAGCACGCTCAACGATTCAAGCCACGATCAACGAACTCGAACAAAAGAAGATCAATCTAAAGTTTGTAGTCGATCAAGAAGCGTTTAAAATCAAAAACGGCGGGATGAAAGACGGCGCTTTGTCCGTACCGATTGCACCCGCTTATGATAAGGTTCCGACGCATGGGAAGGGAGGCAAAAACTTTAAGTTACCGAAATATAATCCGCTATTTAAAAAAGAAGATGTAGACTTGAACGAAGATTATGCCGATTCGCTTTCGGCTATTGGTAGTGTAATGAGTGCCTTAAATGGTGTAACAAATGAAAGTGCCGCTTCATATTTGCAATGGGGCGCAAATGTTATATCAAGTATCGCACAGGCTATTCCAGCTATTTTGAGTTTAACAACCGCCAAAACAGCGGAAGCCGCGGCTAACTCTGCAAATTCGGCGGCTCAAATACCTTTCGTTGGTTGGCTTGCAGCGGCGGGGGCGGCTTTGTCTGTAGTTGCTGCAATGGCTAGTATCCCTAAATTCGCGACGGGTGGTATCGTTCCGGGTGCGTCATTTACGGGTGATAAGGTTCCGGCTTTACTCAATTCGGGTGAGATGATTCTGAACGGATCACAACAAAGCAACTTATTTAAGATGCTAAATTCAGGTTTGTATGGTTCTTTATCACAAAAGATAGCACCATCAATAGAAGATCAAAACGTCCGCTTATATAGTGATGTCGAAATAAGAGGGGATCGCATATTTTTAGCATTACACAACCATATAAAGAAAACAGGTAAAAAACTATGGTAAATTACGGCACTATCTACACGCTTCCTTTCAAATCCAGAAAGGAAGTATCTTATTTGATTGAGATACAAAAAGAGAATTATGAAGGAAAAAGTACAGAATTGGTCGGTAGTGGAAATTCTCCTTTTTCCGTGATAATCGAGGACGAGGATTTTTTATATACACCGACTCGCTTTTCTTCTGCTTCAATCCGTATTGTTGGAGGTGACTATTTGCAAAATTTGTATTCGACCGGATACCAACAATACAGAGTATTATGTAAGCGAGGAAATGATATTATTTGGACTGGCTTCATAAATCCAGAGTTATATACACAGGATTACACGTCTACAAAATTCGAACTAGAAATAGAATGTAGTTCTGCTATGAGTACACTCGAATATGTTAACTACAAACAAAAGAACGCCGAACAGCGAACTTTTATTAGTTTCTGGGAACTATTTAGAATGTTCATTGAGCAGTCTCGCGGGTGTTATTCGTCTATATTTATTCCTCATGTGTATGCTAAAAACGAAGATGATTATAATAACGACCTGAACGTATTTGAAGAAATGACGATTAGTGAACAAAACTTCTTCGACGAGGATAACAAGGCTATGACTCTAAAAGAAATATTAGAAGAGGTTTGTAAGTTCTTAAATTGGACTTGTGTCGATTGGAGGGGTGAACTGTATTTCATTGACATAGATCACAAAAGTATTTATTATAAATATGATTGTGATCTGAATACATATTCTAAAGCTACGCCTATTGCGTTGAATGTATCTGATATTGGTTTTGCAGGATCGGAGCACTTTTTAGATATTTTGCCGGGATATAATAAAGTGACTATAAAATGTAGTAATTATCCTATTGAGGAAATCAAGATAACCGAAGATTTTGATAAGCTGAAATTATTATCAAATATCGGAGAAGTATCTACTAATCTGGGTAATGGTAATACAAGACATACACAAAGGGAGGTTTTATATCCTAATATTTTAACGATGCACCAATTCACCTACAAAAATGGTGTTTTGTCTCCTGTTACAGACTTATCTATTTATAATGATAAGCGTAATGCGACGGAATTATTAGGGGCTATTCCATTAAGATACGCCTCTTATGAATCCGGGCTAAAAACACCAACTACGCAATCGTACAATTATGAGTGTGCAATACAAGTCCGACAACGTTGTGGAACAAAATACGATCCTATTAACGACGTAACCCCCAATTCGGTATTTAATGACTCGATTGTAGTTATCGGTGCAAAGAAAGACGCTTTATTTTTAGGGAAGGGAGGCGCTCTTTCTCTCAATATGAGTATTAAGGTTTTGCAAAAGGATAAATATGATTCTCCCTTTGGTGGCGGTTTGGTTCCTTCCGAGGATGGTATTACATATTTAAAAGATATAATTAAAGTAGGAATAAGAATTGGCGATAAATATGTTTCTAAAGATAATTACGGGCGGTTTACGTGGAGTGATACCCCGTCTACTATGTCTATAAATTTAGATCAATCTAGTGTAGAAAATGCTGATGGAAAAATGGGAACGGGGTTTGTCTCATTGTATAAAACATACGGAGTACTCGGTAAGTATTCTGATGCAGACGGTGTTGTAATGGATATTCCGACTAATTTATTTGGCACGCTTGAAATGTCTATATATGCTCCGACATTGACAGAAAGAGAAGGACAAGTTCCGTACGGGTATTTGATAAAAGACCTTAAGTTAAGGTATTGCCAGCCGTTAGATATGGACGATGATAAAGACTCCGACCGGATTTATGAGAATGTTGTTAATGAAAACTTTATTAATGAATTAGACGAAATAGAGTTTAAAATTTCGAGTTATAACAACGATGGAGCGTGCTATAGTAAAGTCTTGTTATTAGATGAATATTTGAAAGATAACCTTTATTCATCTATTGAAAAGACTTTGATTCGCCCGGAAGAGCTTTTAATAAGAAGAATTATTAATCAATACGGAGCTACCAAAATAAAACTAACACAGGTATTATTAAATAGTGACTCTATAACTCCTATATCCGTTCTTTCGGATAACTACATGAAAGGAAAACGTTTCATGATAGCAGGCGGAGAAATAGATTTCGCCAATGAACAATTTACCTGTAAAATGATAGAAGCATAATGACGATTCAAATAAAAAATAAAGCTATTCCGTCATCGCCCCGGTCAAAAAATTATCCGACTGGGGCGATTGTTAGCGTGTCGTCTGGCGGAGGTAGTGGAGTGACTTCCAACAGTAGCGGATCAAATGTTACTATTCTAGGAAAAGACGATTTGAGATCGGCGACAGATTTAAATGTTTTTTCATCTCTTCGCACGCTTGCGGAGATATTATCTATAATTGTAACGAAAGACGACGCCGAAACAAAGCTAACAGATAGTAATGTTTTATCGTCACTCCGAGTAAACAAAGAACTTGATACAATCAACGAAAGGTTTAAGGACGCTATTGACGCTTTAAAAGACTCGTACCTATCCAAAACAGCACCAGACGAAACGCAATTCCTTATCAAGTTGCTAGGCGGTTTAATTGTTGATAACGGACTAGACGTAACGAAGGGTATTTCTACGGATACATTAACCGCAATGACAGTAACGACGCAAATACTTAACGTCCTTGATAAACTGATTGCGAAATCAGCGACTTTTTCCGACAATGTGACTGTATCTAAGAAAACGACAACACTAAATTTACTCGTTCAAGAGCTAGCGGAGACACACGATCTAAGTGTATCTCATGTTGCAACTTTAATGGGTACAATAGTAAAGGACTATATATCTTCCGAGTCTTTTGTCAGTGGTTTTGGCGGCGAAGGAATGAAGATATACAAAGCGGTCACGGGTGACTGGAATATGGAAATTGATAATCTTACAGTTCGAAAGATATTTTCTATATTTGAGTTGGTCGTTCAAAAGATAACTTATCAGGGTGGTATGATTATTCGTTCCGCCGCGGGTGGTAAATTAACCAAAGTGACCGACGGCGGCTCACATTGGAGATGCGAGCATGATAGTACGGACGATTTTGTTCAAGACGATCAAATAATATGTCAGGCGTTCACGGGTACGGCAACAAAACGTTATTGGCGTTTAGTTACTTCTGCCGGAGCGGGCTATTTTAATCTATCTAAAGTAGACTGTGAAGAAGGAAGCGGAATACCCGAAACCGGAGATAATGTGGCAGTATTAGGCAACAGAACAAACACTGCTAGGCAAAAAGCACAAATAGATTGCGCTGTTGGTGATTCCGCACCTTATCGGGATGACTACGACGGAATTAATTCCTATTCGCTTGTAAATCGGTTGATTACACGTACCGGAAATCTTAACGGTATTACTGATGCCGTATTCGGTGTATTAACTGGCTCCGGTTTGTACGGTACTAATGTTTATTTGAAAGGTACATTTGTACTCCATTCTGGAAAGAAAATAGAGGAAGCAATCGACGATGTTAAAAACGATCTAAATGGGAGAATAACCGATGTGGAGACGAACTTTGAAATTCGTGAAGGACAAATTTCTTCTAAGATTAAAGAAGTTAATATTGCCGTATCGAACGCAAAACAGAGCGAAACAAATGCTTCCGGTAGCGCTTCTTCTGCTTCCTCGTCTGCTACCACCGCCGGGGTTTCTGCAAATAATGCGGCTAAAAGTGCTACGGATGCACAAGGAGCCGCGACTAATGCCGGGAAGATATTGGAGGAAGCAACATTAAAAGAAAGTTCTATAACTCAAACAGCCGGAGAAATTTCTACAAAAGTAACCGAAGTTAATAAAAAGGTAACTGAAGCGAATACTGCCGCTACAAATGCGAAAAACTCCGCTACGTCTGCATCCGGTTCTGCCGGAACTGCATCCGGTAAAGCGGGCGAGGCTGCAAATTCGGCAGCTAATGCAAAACAATCTGCAGATAATGCGGCGAAAGTCCTCGAAGATGTGACTTTGAAAGAAAGCTCTATCACCCAGACCGCCGGAAACATAACATTGCAGGTTACGGAAGTCACGAAGAAAGTAGTAGAAGCGAATACCGCCGCAACAACCGCTTTAACTAAGGCAGCAGAAGCATCTACAAGTGCCGGAACAGCTTCAACCAAAGCAGGGGAAGCATCTGCATCTGCAACTAATGCGAAAAACAGCGCCTCTACTGCTAGCACTAAAGCGGGAGAAGCTTCTACTTCCGCGACAAATGCGAAAAATTCAGCAGATAGTGCAGCGGCAAAGCTCACTACCATTTCCCAAAAAGAATCTAGTATCAATCAGACGGCAAGTAGTATCACATTACAAGTTAAAGAGGTGACAACTAAAGCTAATGAAGTCGCTAGTTCCGCAACAATTGCCACAACTAAAGCGGGTGAGGCTGCTAGTTCAGCAACTAATGCGGCAAAAAGTGCTACAGACGCAAAGGCGCTTCTCGATAATGTGGATGGCAAGTATGTAGCCAAGACGGTATACGATTCAGAAATTAAGGTGTTAAGCGATAGTATTGCGCTAAAAGTGTCACAATCGAGCTTCAATGCACTAGGTACACGAGTAAGCAATGCAGAAAGTACAATATCACAGCATACAAACCAAATTTCATTAAAGGCTTCACAAACAGATTTAACAGCGCTTGGCGCTCGTGTTTCCTCTGCCGAAGCAAAGATTACATCGGAAGCGATTAATTTAATAGTAAAGAGCCAGACTGAAAATATTGCAAATTCCGCTACATCTGCCTTGCAAAACCGAATTATTGAAACCGGAATTGATATAACAAACAAATGTGTTACGGTGAAGGCTGATACTTTTCGCGTACAAGATACGCTGGGAAATGAAATAGCGGTATTTAAAACCAATGCTGCCGGAAAGCCTATTCTTAGGGCTGAAAATATCGATGTTGATAATTTAACAGCGAAGAAATTAGACGGTGCGACGGGGACGTTTAAAAAGCTGCAGGGAATAGATGATAATAATATTGTTAAATGCGCAATTGGGTTTAGCTCTAGTGAGGGAAAGATGTATTTTGAAGGAGATATGCAGCATCAAGGCACTTTTAAGGAACCGAACGGAACAAGTAGAAGCTATAGGTTTCTAACCGCTGATTTGTGGTGTAGAGGACAATTCGGACACCAACAAATGACTTCTCTTTCATTTAATTCCGCTTCGACTAGTGATTTCTTTGCACATATCTATAATTATGGAACTGATACAACTTATCACAAATATGCGCAATCAGGACAACCGATAGACTGTATTTTTCTTGAAGGAAGTGGAAACTATGTAATATATATATGCAATTCACCTCGACGCAAAATGATAACAATCGTAAACGCTTCTGGCTATCCTAAGCGGGTTCTTACAACATGGCAAAGTGGTGGGACTTATACTCTCGAACCTTACCGATTTGCAATTTTTGTAACAGCGGAAACATACGCTTCTGTTAATAATACATCTTCTACGGTTAATTTACACGTTATGCAATAAATTATGATAATAGACTTTAGAAAAATTGAAGTAACAGACCTTGAAGGGAATAAAAGTACCTTCGATGTCAGGAAAGAGTTAGGTAACACAATCTACAATAGTACTACCGACTTGGGCGAATTGGAATTTGCGCAAGAAGTTTATAAACATGGCGAAGTGGAAGTAGATTCAGAAAAGGCGGAAATTATACGCAAGTACATGGAAGTAGGACGTTTTTTCGCCCGCATCAAAAAAGGCGTATTTGATCTATTAGACAGTATTAACAATGAAAAATAAAAAGATTATGGCAACAAAAATTTTGAGTGAAAAAACAAGAACTACGCAAGTAGAAGCGCTCGCAAAAGAAGGTGAATATGAATACCAGATAACATATTCGTACAATGAAAATGGCATAACTCGTTTGCAGTGTTGTATTATCCAAAAAGCGAAAACAGATTTAGGCGAGCAGACTGTACACGCTGGGTATATGGCTTTAGAAGGTGATAGCAAGTCTATGAACTTTCCTACAGGCATTGACATGGTGCCGCATATCTCTATGTTCGAAAATATATTGAAGGAAGTAAATGAGGGACTAACTACTAAATAGTAGCTATTCAAAACGAACAAAATACAGCTACAAGTAAGAATATGGACGAATGGTTAAAAATCATAGGAGCGTTAGGAGGATTAGAGGCGATCCGCTTTACAGTTACGTTTCTAGCGAATCGCAAAACGAACGCCAGAAAAGAAAAGGCTACGGCGGATTCTATGGAACTTCAAAATTTACTTTCTATCATTGACAATCTAAACAAGCAGATTGAACGGTACGACGAACGATTAAAACAACGAGACGAGAAAGTAGATACGATTTATCGAGAATGGAGAACCGCACAGGCAGAGGCGCAAAATTGGATGCGTAAATACTACGAGCTTGAATTAGCTTTGAAGGATGCGGAACATAACCGATGTGATAGACCAGACAGCGAGTGCAGCCGGAGAACTCCACCACGTAGACCAATTACAATTAATAATCAAAATAAAGAAGAAAGCTATGAATAAAATAGACTCAATTATTATCCATTGTTCGGCTACGCGCGCCGGGCAGGATTTAACCGAAAAAGACATTGATCGTATGCACCGGGCACGCGGATTTAGCCAGATTGGATATAATTATGTTATTCGAATTGATGGGGCAGTAGAAAAAGGGAGATCTTTAGCGGTTGACGGAGCGCATTGTAATACGAAGGGTTTTAGCGAATCTTCGTATAATAAACATAGTGTTGGTATTTGCTACATAGGTGGTTTGGATGCAAACGGAAAGCCCGCAGACACAAGAACGATCGCCCAAAAAGCGGCTTTGCGCGAGTTGGTTGCTAAACTCTGCAAAGAATATGAGATAATCGAGGTTCTCGGACATCGTGATACATCTCCAGACCTGGACGGAAGTGGAGAAGTAGAACCAGCAGAATATATCAAGGCTTGTCCCTGCTTTGATGTCAGGAGTGAATTTTCTAATTTCTTGCGTAATACAGTGATCTGGCCATGAAAGTGCTACCATGGATTTTGATTGTGTTGTTAGCCTTGGCGGTTCTGTTTTTATGGAACCGCCAACAAGAACTGTCGGGACTACCACATCCGGATACAACCGAATACGTCGAAACTATTCCTTTCTATTACCCTGTACCTAGGGATAGTGTAATCAAGAGATATAAAACAGTTAAGTTGCCAATAAAGAAAGATTCTTGCGAGGTTAAACAAGATACCTGTATCCTTGATTCGGCAGAGGCCGTTATTCCTATTACCCAGAAGATATACGAAGATAACCTATACCGGGCATGGGTGTCTGGCTATGATGCAAAGTTGGATAGTATTGAAATTTATAGTCGGACACGGGAAATTAGAAAACCAGTACTGTTTCCAGCAAAGCGCAAAAGATGGGGATTAGGGTTGCAGGCTGGGTATAGCTATCCTAACGGTCTTTATGTTGGGGTTGGGGTGAGTTATAATTTGTGGCAGTGGTAATACAATAGTAAATGTTTAATGAAAAAATACTATATAACTATTCATACTCAATTTTAGTTACATGTTTCAATTATATGTTTGAGTAGTTACTTGAATGTACTTTTATCCCCAGATGTTAATTGTTGTTATAATTTTCCATGAATATTGAGAATATATGTCGGAATAGTGTAATATTTGTACGGTATAATTTAAAATCAAAATATTATGGGAAGTACTGGATCTGGAAATTTTAGTGATTATAAAGAATATAATAAGGCTGAAAAAGGAATAACTGGTGGATTTGATAAAATAGATCAATGTTCTATTGCTTTTTCTGATTTTCTTGAAGATGTAGAAACATGTGAATATTATTTAAAATATGGCGTATTACCTCCAGAATATACAGTCGTTTTTGTTGTTTTTGATAAACGTATGGTAGCAAAAGATGAGGAGGGATTAATTATAGGTTATCTTCCAACAAAATATAATTATCTCCGAGCTTGTATTGCAGACAATTATACTTATGAGGGAATTGTTAACGCTGTACTCACATCTCCTATAAAAACAGTTTCTATAGCAATAACTCCATTAAAAAAATGAGTAAAATATGTTTAATAGGCGACATCCTTGTAGACGTTACTCTCAAAACAGAGTTTAATCCACTAAAAATGCGTTTAGGAGGAATAGTACATGCTGCTCGTGCTCTTTGGGCCATGGGCGTAGAATATGATGTAGCCTTTTTCTCTCCATCATATCTTGACGTTCATATAAGAAAGTATCTCCAAAAAGTGGGATGTTATCAAATTTTCAAATTGGGTGATGTGAAAAATTTGCCATACACTATTCTTATAGGGGAGGCCAAAGAAATAGGTGACCAACACCGGGAGATATTATACAGGCTACATTGGAACTGCCAAGTAATGCAGATATTGATTATGATAAGAATAGTCTTATTAGACTTTCTGGGTATTCACAAATTCTTGTAATTTCAGGAAATTATGATTTATCTCTTTTAATTCCTTATATTAGTGATAGTTGTAAAATATACAGTGATATAGCTAATAATGTAAAATCTTATGAGGACTTGAAATTAGAACGAAAGTTTGATACATTATTTCTTTCAACATCTTCAGACTTATTTAAACAGTATTATTCTTCTTTTGACGATTTTATAGGGCATCTATCTGCATATGCAAATAGGATTGTGTTAAAGGAAAATCGCGGGGGAAGTCGTGCATTTGATTGCTTAAAACAAGAAAAGTATAGCATACCTTCCCAAACTAAATCAATAACTCACTCAGTAGGTGTTGGTGATGTTTATGATGCGGTTGTAATGTCCTTGAGTGATGAACCTTTTGAAGATGCTCTATATCGTTCATCATGGATAGCATCCGATTATGCATCAACGACTTTTACTGAAAATTTTAAGCAAAATGTTCTGCGAACTTTATCAATTTCTATCGCTGATTTAAAATTGTTGGGAGGATGCTTGGTACCATGGGAGGAACGAATTGATTGTAATATATATATAGCCGCTCCAGATTTTGATTTTGTTGATAGAGGTCCTATCGATATTCTATGTAATAGTCTAGAATATCATAATTTTAAACCTCGGCGTCCCATAGTGGAGAACGGTCAAATGAGTAACGGTGCAAAGAAAGAAGAAAGAATCCAATTGTTCAGTAAAGATATGAGCCTTCTTGATGAATGTAATATTCTTATTGCTGTAATCATATACGATGATCCTGGTACTTATATTGAAATAGGTTTAGCTGCTCAACGTCAACTACCAGTAATCGTTTATGACCCTTATCAACGTGCAAACAATTGTATGCTTACTGAATTACCTACTCTTGTAAGCCATGATCTTGATGTCGTGATATCTGAGGTCTTTAATCAATATTCTAAACAATTAGACTATGGAAATTAAAAAAGGTATAATATTAGTATCTGGTGGAATGGATTCTACCACATTAATGTATTTATTTGTACATCAAAAGGTGGAATTTATTCCGCTTTTTATTGATTATGGACAACATTGTGCAAAAAAAGAGTATGCAACTCTTTTGTCTGTAATACCTGATTCATATCGCGATAAAATAGAGGTTATAAATGTATCATCAATATATAAACACTCGAAATCTCGCTTTATTATTCCTGCTAATTTGTGGGAGGATAATATAAAAGCAGAAGATTTATATATTCCTTATCGTAATGTATTACTTCTTACAATTGCAGCATCTTATGCGCAGACGATCGGAGAGTCTTATGTTTATTCTGCATTTATTAATAGTAATCATGCTAAAGAAATAGATTGCTCTTCTGCGTTTTTTGATAAATTGGAAGGCTTACTTTCAGAGTATGGATCGGTTAAGATAAAGATGCCATTTCGTGATATGTCAAAGTACGAGGTTGCAAGATTGGGGATAGAGCTTCAAGCCCCAATAGGTAAGACTTTTTCCTGTCAGGCATCTCCTGATATTCCTTGTGGAGCTTGTCCTAATTGTGTGGATAGGTTAAACGCTTTGAAACAGATAGAAAAAGAAATATTGAGTTATGAGTAGTGGTATGGCTTTCAATGCACAGAAACTTGCTGAATATATATTGACAGGTTCTGAATTTGAGGTTTGCGACCCAAGCCCATGTCCTTATAATAATCACATAGGGGCGTTATTTACCGACATTATTTTACAGGCTGGTGTAAATTATGGTACGGTCGTACACCCACGTGTAATCTTTGTTTTGGAGAATTATCCACAGGCGTATACTGTATCTCGTTTCTATGTAACCCTACGTAAACATGGTATAGAAAATGTTTTGTGTTGGAACCATCCTGTCAAATTACAACGAATGTATGATTTGCTTGATTTTTGTCTTAATAATGGTATTCAAACTGCCCATGATTTAAAATGTTTTTTACATGACATTAACCATATTGCATCTTTCAAAAAAATCAAAGGGATAGGTGATAAGACTTTTGATTATTTATTGAAATTAATGAATGTTGATACGGTAGCTGTGGATCGTCATATTTTTTCATTTGTCAAAGAGGCTGGCATTGATAACAATAATTATCAGGAAGTAAAAGCTATTGTTGAGTATGCGGCAGATTTTCTGGGTATATCACGCCGCTGTATAGATTATAGTATTTGGTCATATATGTCATCAAAAATGCTAAATAAGCAATTGTATTTTGAGTTTTAGATTAATATTCATTTGAAACTATTGAAAGGGAAAGCTTAATGAGGGCTACCTCATTTATGCTCTTTGTTAAATGCTAGAGCCGTTAGCCTTTATTTTCTCTAATAATTGGCAGAATAGTATTCAAATAAAAAATAATAGTATATTTGTATACAGACGTGGATGTCTGTTGTATCATCTCTCTACGGAAAAGTTGCTAGTTTTCGAGAACGGGAGACAATACGTTATATACTCCAAAAAGAATGAGCCTCGACTAAGTGTAGTCGGGGCTTTTATATGTTGTCTAACATTTGATTGCCTTAATAATATTGGTTTATTTGTTTCTATTTTTGTGAGATGATTAATAACATAATTGATTATGGAAGATTTTAATCCTTTAAATGAGAAGCATATTCAGATATCAAACGCTGGGCTTTGCCTACTTACTCCCTGGCTGAACCGCCTATTTGATATGCTCGACTATCTGAATGAGGAAAAGACGTTTGTAAACACGGAAGCTCAGATACATGCTGTATTCTTGCTGCAATACTTCGTGTATGGAGACGATCGGGAATATTTGGAGACAGAGCTATCTTTCAATCGATTGCTGGTCGGACTCCCTTGGCATGTTCCGCTTCCGAAGCAGATGCCTTTTAGCCGGAGAGAGACGGATGTTGTCGACTCATTGTTGATGGCTGTGAAAAACCAGTGGCCGCAGATGAAAGACAAGTCATCGGTCAAGGGATTCATGGAGAGCTTCGTTGCCCGTAGTGGTACGCTGGAGCAACAGGAGGAACAGTGGTTGTTGGTGGTAGATGCAAAGGCATATGACATGCTGCTGGATACTGTACCGTGGAGTTTCAGGCGGATACAGTTGCCATGGATGGAAAAAAGGATAAGCGTTGCCTGGCGTAATGGGTAAACATCTGTCTTTTAGTTTTTTTATCGAAAAGCATATTAATAAGGTGATTAATCTTGACATTTTTAAATATAGGATTTGATGCTTATTAATAACTGTAATAGTTAAAGGGATTTGTAGAAGGGGCGGCTGAATAAGTTGCCCTTTTTGTGTATGCTTTCAACATCATAATGTCTACCTACATTTCGATATAATTTTTTATACTGCTCAGGGGGGAGAGTCAGTTTATCGCTGTTTTTCCTCTGTTTTATTCACTAAAGAAACGTTGGGAATTAGGCTTGTAGGCTGGGTACGGTTATCCAGGTGGTTGGTACGTTGGGGCGGGAGTTAGCTATAACTTATTTATGTGGTAAAAAGTAACTTATTAGACTGTCTTTTTTATTAATATTTATCATTGAACAATTATCGGTTTATCTTTTTGTAATAAGGTGTTTTTGTATATAGAGGTGTATATACCTTGTTCCTTTATTATAAAAAATATCATAATAATCACATTTTATCGACTTTTAATCCTTGTTTTCACCAGTTTGTTTGTGATTCATGAAAAAGCAATTTGAGTACATGAAGAATAATAAATAAATTTGCCGTTTTCTAAACGTTATTTAATTTTTATATGAAACGATTTTTCTTTTATTTATTATGCCTATTTTTTATAGGTTGCAGTAAAGACAATGGAGATGAAGAAAATGGCAATTTGCCAGAAGATAAGCCTGTAAAGGAATATCCTCTTGTAAACATTGATTGGGATAAAACTACAGTTGTAAGTCAAGATGATGAGTCCGGAGATATTAGATTGACATTTGAGGGCGAGGCTCCTTCTTTTCAGGAAGGTCATTCTCTTATAGTTTTGGATAACTCTACTTCCGGTTATATCAGGCGTGTGATGCAGACAGAGACAGAAGGTAACAACATTACGCTGAAAACAGTGGAAGCGGATATGACGGAGTTGTTCAGTGATGAAGAGTTATCTTTTTCATTAGTCCCATCCTCTATGACTACGAATGTAAGGACCATAAACAACAGTAGAGCGATTATTGATGATAACAATGTAATATATCCAACTAAAATCGTTTTATCTAGTGAGGATGGTAATGATTTAACAATTTATGATGTAGATTCTGATAATGATATAACAAGAGCTAAGGATAACTTTTTGGAAGATATTTTAGTAATGGATCATTCAGGAGAAATCATAACAGCTAGTGAAAACGGAAATCTGTCTCTTTATTGGGAAAAAAATCGGCTAGAAACTGCTTTAAAAGGACAGGTACGTTTAAAGTTTGGTAAGAAAGTAAATGAGAAAGAGATTACCCCAAATTTTAAAATACCTGTTAGCGAATTGGAAGAATTCAGTTTTACTGTTGATGCGCAAGCAAAATGGGAATTAATATTAGGTGCTTTAATAAAAGGGAAGTTTGAGGAAAATGATAAAGGGATGCTAAAACAGAATGCGTTTCAGAAACTTCGCTTTATGTTTGTGGCACCACCTGCTGGGATTCCTGTTTATCTCTCTCTTGATATTGATCTTTTATATGAATATTTAGTAAAAGGTGAAGCACAGTTGAAAGCAACAGGAGGAGTTACTTTTGGTGGTGATTTCCATACAGGAGTACAGTATATGAAAGGTAAAGGATGGAGTCCAATAGCCGATGCTAATTTTACTAATACTCCGAAATCTATAGAGATACAATCGTTTGCTAATCTGGATTTCCAAGCTTCTGTTTACCCTAGAATAAGTCTCAAATTATATAATTTAGCTGGACCATTTTTATCAGTCAAACCATATTTTAGGGATGAAGTAAGGGCTGCTTTCTATAACGAAATAGGTTCGGTGAATAAAGACTATTATGCGTTGACAGAAAAAGCATATGCAGGTATTGACTTACAGGCTGGTATTTTATTAGGGTTTGTAGGATTAGGAACAGAAATATCTCTTGATCCTCTAACTCTTTGTGAAGGTCAGATTTATAATATGCCTAATAAACTAACCCTTCAGTCACCTGTAGAAGGCACATCCATAAAAGTAAAAGAGTCGGTTGATGTAACCTTTAACCTCACACGGACTATACTAGGACAAGAAGTTCCAAGTCCGATGGGTATGGTCGTAAAATTTGAGGCTAAGGATGGTAAACTGAATCATACCTATGGAATCACTGACATATTGGGAAATGTAAAAGTTCAATGGACTCCGCTAAAGGGTGGTGCAATATTGAAAGCGAAAGTTTTTGATGAAAACATGAATGTTATAAGTGAGGCAACGTGTGGACCGGCAAATGATATTTATGGAACATGGGAGATCACCTATGATTCTATTTATAACCAAAGTTTAGATGGTGGAAAACCTTGGATACGTGTAAAAAAATACCCAGGTGAATCTATTACTTTAAATGAAGATTTTAGCGGAGTTTGGATGATTCCTGATGATGATAATGACATTTTTTCATATATATATAATGAAGATTATCTGATTTTCAAATATGCTGCATATGATGAAGAAGATAAATATAATATAGAGAAATTTGTAGGGGATTCTTTGGTCTTGGTTCTTAAAGAAAATAATGATGATTATTTTTATCAGAAAATAATCTTAAAAAGGAAAGAAGCAGAAGATGGACAAATATGAGTTATCAGAAGAATATAAATTCATATTTTTACAATTACTCGAATGTTTGCAGTATTAAAAATAGGAGAGGTAGCTATCTAGCTACCTCTTTGTTTTGTAATCCTTTTAATCAACAGCACACAAATCAACAAATTTTCAAGAAGGGTTACATAAGATAGTACTAATATATAATTGAAAAGTTCGGTAGGGAAAATAAAAAAAGTGAGAACTTTTCTT